GATCCTGCCGGTGCGCAGGAACGCGGCCTCCATCTCGCGGGCGGCGGCGACCGAGACGTTGCCGGCGGAAGCCGACTGCTCGGCGATCCGCTCGATCTGTCCGACCGTCGCGCCCGCGGCCCGGCCGGTGCCGGCAAGCGCGACCTCGAGCTCCTTCTGCGACTCGATGTAGCGGTAATAGGAATAGCCGACCGCAGCTCCGATCGCCGCAATGCCGACCACAACCGCGGTCGTCGGCGTGATCAGGCTGGTGAGGCCCTGCCAGACACCGCGCAGGATGCCGGTGATGCCGGTGCCGGGCCCGAAGATCTGAGCGATCTGCGACCCCTGCTGCATCAGCACCATCAGGGGCCGCTGGCCGCTCGCAAGCGAGACGACCACGTCATTGAGCTGATAGCTCAGGTTGACGAGCTGGTGCGATGCGAGCTTGCCGGTCGAGCTGATCCCTCCGAGGGCTCTCGCGGTCGAGTCATAGCGGGCCTGCGCCAGGGCGTGCGCGGCGGCTTGCTCGGTTGCGGTAATCGCGCCCGCCTTGAACAGCCCATTGGCTTCGGCGATCTCGGCGTTGAGCTTTGCCTGCGCCGCGCCAAGCGGATCGATCTGCGCGCGCAGTGCAGCCGTGCGGGCCGCCAGGTCTTCGGAGGCTCTAGCCGCCTCTTCGAACACCGCGGCGGAATCCCGCGCGGACTTGGGAACGCCAGTGCCAACGCCGAGAACGGTATTGAAGCCGCGCTGGGCCTGATCGGCCGCAGCGGCCTGCTTGGCGGCCTGGGCCAGCCGTTGCAGGCGTTGCGTCTCGCGGTCTGCCGCGGCGCCCGCGGCGTCCATGGAGGTGGCAACGCCGCGGAACGCATCCTGTCCCGCCTTGCCGACCTCGTCGAAGGCGCGCTTGACCTCCGCCTTGCCCTCGACGCCGAGGCGGATCGAGACATTTGTGGTGGACATCGCTCGCTTACGTTCGCGGTTGCGTCGTGCTCATTCGGAGTCTCGGGCGTAGGCGCGCACGATGATCGGTTCGATCTCGGGGAGGAGTTCGACGAGCAGCGTGTTGAGCGCGCCCATGGCGTCGGCGAGCATCAGCACCGCGCCGAAATCGAGTGCGTAGACGCCGCCCATGACGGTACGCACCTGTCCGGCCGCGCGCTTGAGCACGCCCCAGGCGGCAATGCCGTCAGGCGTTTGTGGTGCGTGCTCGATGTAGAGGCAATTGGGGCACGTCGAGGAACAGGCCTTGCAGTAACCATCGCCCCCGCCAAAGTGCCATTCGGCGAGGGCGATCAGGCGTTTTTTTCAGCGTCCTGAATCAGCGCCGGACCGACGTAGAGGCGGTCGATCGCGTCAAACAGCGACCAGATTTCCAGGGCGGCATCGATGGTCTCCTTGTTCGGCTCGACGGGCTTGCCGTCCGCATCACCGATCCCTTCCCACCCGGCGATGCCTGAGTGTGAGAGCGAACGCGTGAAGGCGACGCCCGCCTTCACCATCGCATCCTCGCCGCCTGCCCGCAGCACTTCAGCCGCGGCGGTGCGAGCGAGCAGGATTGCTGCGACGGTGATCGGTCGAAACTGCACCCGGACGCCAGGAAGAATGTCGAGCCAGTACGGCTCGCGATCAAACGCGAGTTTGAGCATGGGAACCCCTCATGTGTTGGGTTAGTAGGCCGACACGTCGTTGATGAGTGCGGCGGTCAGCGTCTTCTGCAACGTCGGGTCCTCGGCGGCCTGGAAGGCGAACGCGGCCTGAATGCCGCCCGGACCGGTGATCGGCTGCTTCGGCTTCGGCAGGTAGACCTCGTGCACGGTGAACAGGAGCGACTTGTCCTCGTCGATCTCCCACCCAAACGACAACTCGCACGCGGTGCCGGCAACCGCCTGGTCAAGGAGGACCGTATCCGCGAAGCGAATGGTCACGGTGCCGGTGACGCTGACCATTGCCGGGTCGGAATCCTCGATCCGACCGTCCGGCCGGATCACCTCGACCTTGTCGAGATTGTTGGAATAGGTGAGTTCCGCCGAGACGATCTGCCCGAGCGCGGTGCCGTTGCGCTTGATCTCGCCCATGAATTGCGAGAACCGCTTTATCACCGCCTCGGTCGGCGTCCCCGCGCCGGACGATCCGGCCTTGGTCTCGCCCTGCGCGATCAGGCTCATGGTGGCGTTGAGGAGGCCTGAGCGCTGCAGCTGGATTTTCATGGAATTGGCGCGGACACCGAAGTTCATGCCGTAGCTCGGGACTTCCGGCATGCCGACTTCGATTGCCATCGACGGCAGCGTGAGCGCGCCGGAGACAAACGTGTGGGTGAACACGCCGGTGTCCTCGACCGTGGTCGGGGCGCCAAGCAGCAACTTCAGCCAGTAGCCGAAGTTGCGCAGATCTACGGGGACGACAACGTCGCCCTCGTTGTTGACCACGTCGCGGCTCGGCGGCAGCGGCTCCCGGCCGTAGCCGAGCAGGTCGCTCGCGATCAGGTTCTGCTCGTCGCCAAGTGCCGAAGAGACGAAGGGCAGCTTCTTGTAGCCGGCCACCGGCGGCGTGCCGTAAGTCGTCTCGAATGCCGCAGCCATGACGGCGTTGGCGCCGCGTGCGCGTGCCATGGGATTCTCCTGCTCTTGATTGCGTTCAGTTCAGCGGATCGGGCGTGCCGTAGACCGCGACGATGGCCGCGTCGGCCCAGCGGCCGGCACGCGCGCCCGCGGTTTCGACGTCGTCCGTTGAAGGCGCCTGCGCCTCGATGAAGTCGCATAGACCGCCGAGCGTGCGGTCGCCAGACACCGCCACGCCGATCGCGCCAAGCATCTCGTCGAGCACCTGCTCGGGCGACTGCGAAGACGTCTCGTAGGCGGCAAGCTCGATCGGGATGCGATGGCTATAGACGTAGACGAGCGGAGATAACATCACCTCAGGCTCGCCTGGATCGCCATCGCGAATGACGACGAGACCGCCGGGCGGAATTCGCTCGGGCTTTGCGAGGTTGCGCCTCACGTCGGCAGTGGGCAGCGCCGAGGACAGCAGCGCCTTGACCGCGTCGAGCACCTGTTCGCGCTTGCTCACGGGGCAAGTCCCACCGTGACGGACAGAATGAAGGCGAACGATAGAACCGTCAGGACGATTGCGATCGGCCGATCAATCATGTCGATCTCCAGCGACTGGCGATGACCCCCGGCACGCGGTCGGCCCATCGCTGGGCAACGCTCGCGATATCGAAGCGCTTCTTGAGCGTCACCTGCGGAACGAGCAGAAAGACCACCACCGTCGAACGGCCGGCGATCCGGGTGTAGGTGGCTCCGCTGCGCGTGCGACCAGTGTTGGCGCGCGCAAGGCCGCGCTTGGTGAGCCGTGCATTGTCGGCAACGAGCAGCGACGGCCCGCCGCGCCGATAGACGAAACGAAGCCGCATCCCAGTGCGGCGTTCCCAGCCACCCGGCGTGATCCGCTTCATGGCGCCGGTGGCGCTGATGCCTTTGACGCCCGCGGCCGCCGTGGGGATCGCGAGCCAGAAGCCGCGCTGCGATCGGATCGTCACCCCGCGATCGAAGGCGTCGACGATATTCGGGGCTTTCGACCACACGAACGATGCGGCCTCGAGACTGACCGCCCCTTCAGGATACGTCCTGCCACGCCAGGTGTTGGCGAGCCGTTGCCCCAATCCGGCGTCGGTGACGTCGGCTCGCAGTTCGCCTTTGAGCCCGTCCGTCACCTCGCGCATGGCAGCCGTCACCGAGCGGGCTGCTGCTCCCTCGACCTCGCCTAAGCCCTTGGCGAGGTCGTCGGTCTTGATCGAGAACCGCATCGGCTTAGCCCAGCGGGGACGCCTCGCAGGTCCAGATCAGCCGCTCTGCATCGATGGTGGGTGTGGCGATGACGGCGAAGGTCTCGCCTTCGATTTCGAGCGTGTCGCCGGACGCCGGATTCGGCACCTCCGCTCGGCGCACATCGATCAATACGGTCGGCATGACCGCCCGGCTGTCGCCGAAGCCGACAACCTGGTCCGGGCGCTTGCGAATGACGCGGACGGCGCTGCCATCGCCCGCTCCCCCAGCGCGCCACTGGGCGTCCCGCCCGAGGTTGGGATCGGCAAACAGGGCCGCGATGGCCAATTCGATTGCGTTCATCGATGCTTATAAAGGTGCGAAATGCGGGAACCGGGGTGGCCCGATTTGTCTTTCCTTAGGAAGTTTGTTGCTATATTCTTGCTACAGAAATGGAGGCAATCCGTGGCACCCACCAAACCCCGCCCGGTCTCCGCACCCGACAAGGCGACCGTCCTCACCAAGGCAACGCTACGAGCCGCCGGCCAGCTGGGCCTGACCAACAAGGCGCTCGCGACCGTGATCGGCGTATCGGAGGCAACCGTCTCGCGCATGCGCAGCGGCGACTACACTCTGCAGCCGGGCCAGAAGCCGTTCGAGCTCGCGGTCCTGTTCGTGCGCCTCTACCGGTCGCTCGACGCGATCGTTGGCGGCGACGACGCGGTTGCCGGCTCGTGGCTGAAGAACCGCAACACCGCGCTCGACGGTGAACCGCTGACGCTTATTCAAACCGTGCCCGGGCTGATGAATGTCATCCAGTATCTGGACGCCCGCCGCGCTGTCGTCTGACGCCCGTGCCAGCAGCGGCACTTGCTGGCGGCTGGTCGAGGCGCAACACCATGTCTCGACGCTCAAGCTCGTCGATTCGGTTGACGAGCAGGAACTGCTCGAAGACCTCATCGAGACCACCAAGCCGCCACTGCCGCCCGAGTGCCGCGACCTGCACTACCTTCTGTCGACGCCGTTCCGCTATGGCGCGGTCTACCCCACCGGATCGCGTTTCCGGCGCGCGGGCATGACAGAGGGCGTGTTCTACGCATCGGAGGTGCCGCAGACGGCGGTCGCCGAGATGACATTCTGTCGTCTGCTCTTCTTTGCGGAGTCGCCCGATACGCCGTGGCCTGCAAATCCCGCCGAATACACGGCATTCTCAGCCGAATACACCACCAAAAAAGCGATCGATCTGACCAAAGGCAAATACAGCGCCGACCGGGCACGGTGGATGCATGTAACGGACTACGGCCACTGCCAGGCGTTTGCCGATGCCGCCCGCGCGGCCAAGATCGAGATCATTCGCTACGCATCGGTTCGTGACCCCGATCATGGCATCAACCTCGCGGTTCTGACTTGCCGAGCATTTGCTAAGACCCAGCCGATCGAGCAGCAGACGTGGCATATTCGTCTCAGCGACGCCGGCGCCCAGGCGATCTGCGAGGCGCCGAAGTCCGGCATCACGTTTGATCGCAAGGCCTTTGCGGCCGATCCGCGCATTGCCAAGCTGCGCTGGGTTCGCGCTTAGAAGCTCGCATTGAGTCGAACACGCCCGACGGTCTCGCCGGCTCCGTTGCCGACAGCCTCAATGGCGGCGCCAATCAGCGTATTGCTGGCGACGGTCTTGGTCGTCTCTTTGGCGGTGTTGTCCCAATAGATCTTGTCGCCGACCGCCCAGGCCTGCGAGCCCACCTTCTTGAGGTCGAACACGCCGACGAGCGCGGCCTCGATCGCCTCGCCGTTCGCAGCGGCGCCGGTGGCGACCCCGAAGATGGCACCGACGAGAAGCCCGTCGCCGGAAGCGACGTCGTAGGGCGCCGTGAGCGTGATGGTATTGCCGGGTTGAACGTAGTTCTTCATGGCAGATGTCCTTCTGAAACGACGAAGGGCGGCCGAAGCCGCCCGTTCCGTCAGTCCAAGATTAGAGTTCTAGGTTTATGCGCCGGCGTTCTTGTAGAGGCCGCGCCAGTCAATGGCCTTGGCGCCGAAGTCGAGCCGGCACTTGATCTCGACGCCGTCGACGTCGAACCCGTTGCGGGTTTCGATGTAGGCGCCCTGCTGGCCCTCCAGATACGCGTACTCGATGGTGTCGATCTGGGCCGGGTTTGCGGCGAGATACCAGGCCGTGGCGCTCGCGCTGTCGAGCCGCGGCTCGGAGATCGGGGTGAGCGTGCGGATCGATTGCGGCACCACATCGCCGGTCTTTGCTGGCACCAGGTTCTGCGCGATCAGCTGCTCGGCCGCGAGCTCCAGCGCCGCCGGCACAATCAGGAAGGACGGGCGGATGTTGAGCACCGTCTTCTTGTCGAGACCGGTCTGCTTGGCCATCGCGGCGCGGCCGTCGCCCACCGTGGTGACGCTGAAGGCTTCAAAGCGCAGGTCGTTGCGTCGACGCGTCGGGCCGCGGTGACATACCGGGAGAAACTGCTGAAGGCTCGTGACGAACTAGTAGGCCAACTGGAGACGGTTCCCGCGGCAACCCTCGCGTTGGGGGAAGACGAACTCGCGAAGCTTGATGACGAGACAAGGTGGCTCGTGCGTGCCCATTCGTCGCTCGACGTTCTACGGTCTGTAGATGTTGCGGTCGTCATATCGGGCGATCACAACGACCCAGAGTCGTGGCGTGATTGGTCGGACAAAGAAAAACAGAAGGATTACACAACCCGTTTCAAGCGTCGTCTCGCCCCTGAGCGCACCGACAAGACCGATCCCCTCTCCATACTTGTCGTGAATAACATGCTGATCACTGGGTTCGATGCACCCGTGGAGCAGGTTATGTACCTTGACCGCAAGGTGGTCGCGCATGATTTACTTCAAGCGATCGCCAGAGTGAACCGCACCAACGCGGGAAAGAAGTGCGGTTATGTTGTCGACTACATCGGTGTCGCGCGGCATCTCAATGAAGCGCTAAAGGACTACGACGGCGAAGATACCGACGGCAGCATGCTCGACATCACTGTCGAGCTTCCCAGGCTGCTTGATCGTCGAGACCGCGCAGTTGCCGTATTTAAGGACCGAGGGATCACTGACCTGTTCGGCCAGGTTCAGGAATGCGTCGACCTGCTTTCGGACCTGACCATCCGCGCGGAATTTATCAACAAACTGCGGATGTTCGCCTTGGCCGCGACTCCACCGGAGACCGCCGATGGCGAGCGGATTGCCCCCACGAGTAAGGGATCGCGGCGATGAGCTGCTACACAACTACGTACAAGCCTTCGGCAGGTCTTTCGATGATCGGCAAGCAGCTCGGACGGCCGCATCAAGCGACTTAAAACTC